AACAAATCCAAACCTGGATTGCCGAAGGTAAATATGAAAGATAAATACCGTATTGTGATTAAAAAATCCGTATCAGAAGACTTTGCTTACCGTATCTTCATCTACAAAGACAACGAACTTACTCAAAAGATTGGTTGTGGTAGTGAATTACAGGCCTGTCGTTTGGTCGATAAATTCTTAGCAACCGTCTAATGTTCGATTTCTTCTGGTTGTATTTCGCTATCGGACTCTTCTTGTTCCTGAAAGCTGTCGATTTTTGGGGAAGCTAACTCCCCTTCAACCGTATTCCCAATCAATTCTGCTAATCTAGCTTCAACTTCTTCCCTGGACATTTGATCTATCTTCCCGAACTTAACCTCCTTACGCTCTACAATTAGGCCCCCGACCCGAAGTAAGCTGTTCTGGGCCGCTATAGCTGCATTAAATGACCCCGATTCCAACGCTTTGTCCCGAATGTCGTATAGATCCTTTACCGCCCGATCATAATTAAGTTCGTACTTCTTCTTAGCCTCGTTCATCAAGTAGTTGTACTCTTTACGGATCAAAGGCTTAGACATCAACTTATTCGCAGCTTGTCTAGGCGATTTGTAACCCGCCTTATGTGCTGCTTCGACCAAGGACAGTCTTGGATTATTGACCGCGATCCAAATAAACATGTGTTGCCGTCTGTTTAGACCTGCATCTAAATTGGCGTATTCTATTGGTATTTCATCTTCAGGCGCGATAGTTGGCCCGTAGTCTTGTTCTGAGAGTTTATTCTTTCTGTAACCCATAAAACTTTTTTGCGTTGCATATAAATATATTTATATACAAACGTCCCCCACCTATCCCCAAAGTGTATGAGAGAAGGATAGTTTACTTATCCTAAGTGTGTCAAGTTTTATGTATCTCCCAACGATATTTTTCTTTGTTGGATATAGATTTCCACTTTCTTTTTGTGTCTTTGTTGAACATATCCATCTGTTTTTGTTTATTTGATTCTCTTGTAGTCCAACCCTTGTTTTGTTCCCAACCTCCTGTTTCTCCTATGATCTTCCAATTAACAGCTTTCAGAGAACTTCCTGATTCTTCTTGCAAGGTATAGGTAATCATTCTTTTACCACCCATTTGTTGCCATACACGCCAACATCTACCGTACAAGAAAGAGTTTGTGTTTTTTGGAGCGTTATCTTTTACGCATACCCTGGTTATTTCTGCAGTTAGTTCGTCATCTAATCTTCTTGATAATGGCCTACCAACTACTGCAACACCTACTATTTCATCTTCGTGTAGGGCAGCCAAACAATATCTACACCCCACAACAACGTCGTTATGGCGATGGAATTCTTTGATTATTTGGTTAGCTTTTTTAAGAGTTATAGGTTGTATTGTTAATGATTTCATACTCTTGTTCTATGACAAAAATGAAAAAAATAAAATAATCCTGAAACCCTTATGTTTATTGACTAAAACCGCGTCAGAGTCTTTTGACAAAAGTCTGACAATATTACATAAGTTCCTGGAGTGCGTTGATTATTGCCTTTTTTTCGTTATCCGGCAGTCTGACAAAGTTCTGTACTATGGTCATTACTGCGTCATTTATCTCTTGTTCTGTGTCTAAAATTACAGAATCTTTTACTTTTATCATCTTTTACCCCACTATAAAGGCGAGAGACTGCCATCTCAGGAGTGGGTTTGATCTGACAATCTCTCTTTTAGCGGATCAGATTGGTATATTCTGGTCCGTCATCAGTAGAAAATCATCACAATCAGACCTTGGATCTATAGATGGCTTTCCAAGTATCTCGTTATGAAAGTGTTGATAATTGTCTACTAATTCTGAAATATTTTCATAACCTTTTCTCCAGGCCAACTCAAAAGCGTCCTGTTTGTCAATCAATATATTCTTTAGTTTACTCATGTTATCCCTCATGTGTTTACTTATAGTAGCATTTTATTTTATAATGATATAGAATGCAAGTTAATGGATAACAAATTATATGGAGAAATACTATGGCTTTACCAATAGAAACAGTATCTAAGCCGGTGTCAGAGATGACCAACGCTGAGATGGAGATCATTCTTTTCGAGGCTCAAAAAATTACAAGAGACTTAAAGAGTGTCGTGAATGTAATCGTAGAAGAAACACAAAGGAGAAGAAATGAACGAATTACCTGAAATACTACAAGACAGGGATAGCGTTGTATTAGGCGACGCTTACTATCTAGAAGATATGCCAAACGATTTATATCACAATTGCCCTGGTCTATCGTCATCAACCGCAAGAAGATTCGCACAAAGCCAAGAACACGCTTTACACGAAGAAATGCTTGAATCTGCAGCTTTACGCTTTGGTACTGCCGCTCACGCCCTTATCGTAGAGGGAGAAGACGCATTTAACAAAGAGATAGCCTGTATAAACGGTTCTATGTACACCAAGGCCAACAAAGAACTCAAAGAAGATTATGAGAAAAGAGGCTATACCGTAATCTCAAAAGCAGACCGCGATACTATATTTGAAATGCGCGAGGCTTTGATACCGGAAGGAGACAAGCTACTACACCCAAACGAAGATGAGTTTCCTGGTGTATTTGGCAAACCGTATGAACGTGCTTTGTTCTGGTACGAAAAAGATCTACTACTAAAGGTTAAGGCAGATGTACTGCGTTATCCTTTGGACCCAACCTTTGACTCAAACTCAATCATACTTGTGGACTACAAGACCACTAGCGATTGTTCTGTGTACGGATTTACTAAATCGGTCAGGAACTATCAGTATGACTTACAAGCCGCTTGGTATAAGCGTGCTTTTGAGAGAGCGGGGTTTAAAGTAGAGGGTTTTTATTTTGTCGCCCAAGAGAAAAAGAAACCTTATGCCACCAAGATATTCAAGATGTCTGACAGAGATATGGAGTCTGGGTGGATATATTTGGAGGGTGTGCTTAGTCACTATCGTGGCGTCGTTATAGATGGCGATAAACCGTCTATATACAACTCACCTAATATTATTGAACTTAATTTAACTAATAAAGGAGAAACCAAATGAAACTTAATATAGGTAAAAAAAATCCTGGAAAAAGAAATTTCAATTTGAACATAAGAGTTTCAGCAACGACAAGAAAGAATTGGTCAGCCATTTTAAAAGCAAATCCAGAATACAAAAGTTGGGAGCTATTTGACTTAGCTATAGAGTCATTAATTAAAGAATACGGAACGAATGAAAGTTAATTTTCCAAGTAAGATTCATTTAGATGCTGCAAATTTTATTGTTTATCCAAAACAAAACTTTTATACAACACACGACATTAAGTTTTGGACTGGTGCTGATGGCAGTATTTGGGGAGCTTCTTTTTATAAAGAAAATGGAAAGATGTTGAGGAGAATTAATGCTGAAGAACTAGAACAAATATTTAATCACGCTAACAAAATGAATAAATTAATGCAGTCTACAAAAGAAGAGGTGGACGCATATTTTGAGAACGAATATACAGGAGCGCCCACCAAGTTCTAGTTTAACTCAAAGATGGCTTCGAGGAAGTTTTTTCTGGTACCTTTGGAATAGGTATTTCTTCTTTATCAGCCATTTCGTAACCTAGTATCTTATTTTTATAGCTAGGTTTCTCCTCGTCATTTTTGTCAACGTAAGTACCGTCTTCGTATTTTTCGAGGGTCACTTTCAAAATAGATCCTTTCAGATCTTCTATGTTGTTAGGGTAAGCTTTTAGCCCCAACTTTTTACAAAGTATAGAAAGATTACGTCTAGCAATCTCCTGTACTTCATCTTTAGGGTGCCAGAGATTAAAGTATTCTCTGTGGTCCCTGTAGTTTCCGCCGTCAATCTGAAACGTTATGACAGACATTTTATTGCCCGCCTTTGACGTTGTGTTTTCAGCTTCTACAATGACTGCTTCGTAATCGCCCGAAGGGGCAGTCAAAGTACCGGCAGCACTCTCGGACATTATTTGATCGCCGTCTTCAAAAAAGTCCATTCCATCAAAATCATTCATCAGCACCTCCTATTTCTTGTGTTTTATCTTGAT